AGGACAGCTGCACCATGTTGTAATTGTTTATACAGACGCAATTTCTTCTGATATTAAATTTAATTATTCTTCATATGGGGCCACCGCATCTCTTTATCAAAATGTTGCCATATATGAAAGCGCATTTGATGTAACAAAGGCTGCTCAACATTATAGTTTATATACATCAAGGTCAATTGAGGTAACAGACGATTCGTCACTCACCTTGACAGAAGATGGCGTAGAAGTCTATAATAATGACTGGGTTGTGATCCAAAGTATATAATTTTGTCATCTTGTGTGACAAAAAGCTGGACTTAAACAGCAAAGAGTGGTAAAATAAAGCTCTATGGACATCAATAAGATTAATACTCAGGTTCTAGACGAAGAGACTAGGCTTGGCATATATGTATGGGAAATGCCAGACGGTAGATGGGTCGGCGATGATGAGGGAAATTTCCTTTCAGTTACATCAATGAAAGGCAATAAAACCAAAATTGAAGCCCTTGTAAATGAAGTTAGCTCCTATGGAATATATGAGGGGCAACCAAAATTTCTTTCAGGTCGTAGAAAAATTGATGACGAAGAATTTGAGTATCAACAAAAAAGACTTGAGTGGGGACTAATTCCAGATCCTTTAGATGTTGGAAACCATAAAGACGAAATGAAGAAGTTAATTCTTCCAAAATAAGGAGACCGCTATGGAATTTGTACAAGACAGTGATTCAGAATCAACAGACAGAATTGAAATTTCTTCTGCATCTGATCTTTTTAGATTAAAGAAAGATTTAGACATGGATCCATCTGATCCGTTTACGATGCAGGAAGATTCTCTAAAGAAAGTCTCTGGACTAAGCCCAGCTTTTCGTCGTAAAATGGGAAGAGAATTATCTAAAGCATTTACTGGTAGAGAAGAAACTGGAACACAACAGAATTTATTAGCGCAGGCAGTAACAGGTTATGCACTATTTGATCTTATTGAACCACCATATAACCTAGAATATTTATCACGAATTTATGAAATTTCAACTTACAACTATGCAGCAATTAATGCAAAGGTTGCAAACATTGTTGGACTCGGTTACGACTTTACAGAAACAAAAAAGACAAACGACGCATTTGATTCAATTGAAGATCCAAAACAATTAGAGCGGGCACGTAGAAAACTTAATAAGCTAAAGCAAGATTTACAGCTATGGATTGATTCAACAAATGATGAAGATACATTTACACAAACTCTTATCAAGGCATACACAGATTACGAAGCAACTGGAAATGGCTACATTGAAATTAGCCGAACAACTGCAGGTAATATTGGTTACATTGGTCACATACCAGCAAAGACAATGCGTGTGCGTAGATTGCGTGATGGATTTATCCAATTGCTTTATGGCAAGGCTGTTTTCTTCCGTAACTTTGGAGACATGGAAACAGAAAATCCAATTGCTGGACAAGAAGATCGTCCAAATGAAGTTATTCATATAAAAAAATACACACCAACAAATAACTACTACGGTATTCCAGATATTGTTGCCGCACAAAATGCGTTGGCTGGAAATGAATTTGCTGGTAAATATAACCTAGACTATTTTGAAAATAAGGCTGTCCCAAGATATATTATTACAGTAAAGGGAGCAAAGCTTTCTCCAGAATCAGAGCGCAAGCTCCTTGAGTTTTTCCAGGTAGGGCTTAGAGGAAAGAATCACAGATCCCTTTATATCCCGCTTCCAGCAGATTCACCAGACTCAAAGGTTGAATTTAAAATGGAGCCAATTGAGGCGGGTGCCCAAGAATCATCATTTAACGTATATCGTAAAGCAAATAGAGATGAAATTCTATTGGCTCACCGTGTACCAATTAATAAAATTGGAACCCCAGAAGGAGTCAATTTAGCGGTAGCAAGAGATGCTGATAAAACATTTAAAGAGCAGGTTTGCCGTCCATCACAAATGACATTAGAGAAGAAATTAAATAAAATTATTGAAGAAAAGACAGACGCCCTTTCTCTTAAATTTAATGAATTAACTCTCACAGACGAGGATACTCAGTCTAAGATTGATGAGAGATATTTAAGAATGCAGGTAATTACTCCTAATGAAGTTAGAATTAGAAGAGGGATGATACCTTTAGACGGCGGAGATGATATGGTTGAATTAAAGCCACAGCAACAGGCTGAAATCAGAAGCCAAGCAAATAATACTCGTCGACGAGAGCAAGAAAGACAAGCTAATTCTCCAGATATTTCAGGGGAAGGCAGAAATGCTCAAGGCGACGGAAGAACGGCTGAATAAATTTACTCAACCACTATTTGCCTTTTTATCTACAAATAGATAAAATTAAGCATATGAACATTGAAAAATCTAACTGGTCTTCAAATGGAAATAACCTCCATCTTGCAGTCCCATTTACAAAAGTAAATCGTGAGAAGAGAACTGTATCAGGATTTGCAACACTAGACAATATTGATCAAACTGGCGATGTAGTTACAGCAGAGGCCAGCATGAAAGCATTTGAAAGATTCCGTGGGAATCTAAGAGAAATGCATCAGCCACTTGCAGTTGGCAAGGTTGTATCATTTAAGCCAGAGACTTATTATGATCCCGCATCAAAAGAATTTTACAATGGAGTTTATGTAACATCTTACATTTCAAAAGGCGCACAAGATACCTGGGAAAAAGTCCTTGACGGAACACTCGCAGGTTTTTCAATTGGCGGAAAGATTCTAGAATCAGACAATGAAGTTAATAAGGCAAACGGCGAAACAGTTCGTTTTATTAAAGACTATGAACTGGTAGAACTTTCAATTGTTGATTCCCCAGCAAATGAATTGTGCAACATCTTGTCAATCGAGAAGATGAATGGACAAATGATTTTCAAGGGTATGGCCGCAGATGTCGTAACAGAAAATATTTTCTATTGCGAAGAAAGCGATTCAATTTTTGTATCGACAGAAAAAGAATTTGACTCACCAATATCAGGAAATCCCGCAACACTAATTGGTTGGGTTGAATCAAACGATGTTAACAAATCAAAAGAAATAGATAGAATTCTTGGTTTACACAAATCAAGATCCACGTTGCCTGAAATACAAACAATTGCAAAACAGGCAAACGCAGAAGGAGGTAATGAAGTGTCAGAAAATACAGAAACCGCAGTAGTTGAAGAGACTATTGTTGAAGAGACAGCACCTGTTGTTGAAGAAACACCAGCTGCTGAAGAAGCTCCTGCAGAAGATGCAGTAGCAGACGCTTCTGCCGAAACTCTGGAAAAAGCAGCCGACGTATCCGAAGTTGAGGTTGATGAACCTGATTTTGCAAAAATGTTAGGCGATCTAAAAGGCTTTTTCTCAGAAACTCTAAGCAAGGCAACCGATGCAAATGCTGCACAGGTAAAGACTGTTACAGAAACAGTTGAATCTTTCAGCAAAAGTGTTGATTCCAGAATTACAGAGTTGGCAGAACAATACGATACACTTTCAAAGACAGTATCAGATATCAGAAACACGATTGATGGCGTACAAAAGCGTGTCGATGCAGTAGAAGGTGAGACTGCAATTAAGAAGTCCTCAGACCTTGGCGGGTCTCGGGAAGTAAATACAATAAAAAAATCAAAATGGAACGGTTCTTTCCTCGGTTCCGTACAAGAATTAATTAGATAAACAAAGGTAGGTGAAAATATAATGAGTAATGAACTATTAGAAAAGTCAGTAGCAGCTAATACTTCCGTAACAACTTCTATGTCAGGGTCAGCAGTAGCGACAACTGGCGTACACGTTGGTTCTGAAGGCGAAGGCGGACTACTAAATCCAGAGCAATCAGCTCGTTTTCTAGACTATATGTTCGACGCAACCGTAATTGGTAAGGTCGCACGTACAGTCCGCATGAAGTCAGATACAACAGAGATTGACCGTATGTCAGTCGGCGAGAAGCTAATGAAGCTTGCAACCGAAGCAGACGATACAGCAGCAAACTCAGCAGTATCTTTCTCAAAGATTTCTTTGACAACAAAGAAGCTACGTCTAGATTGGGAGCTTTCAACAGAGTCTCTAGAAGACAACATTGAGGGTCCAGACCTAGAGGATCACATTGCCCGTATGATGGCAACACAGGCAGGTAACGATATTGAAGACGTAGTCCTCAATGGAGATACCACTCTAACAGGAGACGCACTGTACAAGTCATTTGACGGCGTTGTAAAGAAGGCAAAGGCAAACGGTCACGTTGTAGACCACGGTGGAGCAGCAATAACTCGTGCAGCATTTAACTCTGCATTGAAGGAACTTCCACGTAAGTACAAGCAACGTCGTGCAGACCTTCGCTTCCTAGTCGGATCAAACTTGATCCAAGACTTCCTATATGCAAACAGCATTGGTACTAACCAGACAATTCCACAGGATATTGCTTCAAGCATCATCCGTGGTGATGTTCAGCCAGTCTCAGGACCAGCAGGTTACGTAGCCCCTTATGCATTTGGTATTCCAATTGTTGAAGTTCCACTTCTAAATGAAGCACAGGACGGCGACTATTCAGGAGAAACAGGAAACCACGGAGATATCCACTTGACATTCCCAAATAACGTTGTTATTGGAATCAAGCGTGATGTAACCGTTTACCGTTTCTTCTGGCCACGTAAGGACTCAATTGAGTACACAATGTATACTCGTGTTGGCGTCCAGATCGAACAAGCAGATGCTTGGGTTGTAGTGAAGAACGTAAAAATAGCTTCATAATTTAGGATTAAATCCGCAAGAGAGGCCCCCAATTAATTTTGGGGGCTTTTCATTTTAATTTAGTAATGCTATAATTAAAACACCTAGACTAAGGAGATTACATGTCGTTTGACACATTAAAGGTAGCAGAGCTAAAGAAAATTGCAGAGGACTTTGCAGTTGATACAAATAGCCTAAAGAACAAAAATGATATTATTGCCGCCCTATCAGAAGAAGGCGTAACTTGGGCAGTATATCAACAAACAATCAAGAACATTGAAGATGAAACGGAAGAGATTGAAATACTTCCAAGATTTAATCCAAAGCAGGATTTGGCAGAGGATACAGTTTTAGTTAGAATGACACGAGAAAACTTTAGATATGATATTATGGGTTTCACCTTTACCAAGCAACACCCATTTATAGCAATGCACAAAGATAAGGCACAAGCAATTTTTGATAAAGAGGAGGGGTTCCGCCCAGCGACACCAAAGGAAGTTCAAGACTTCTACAGCTGAGCTTAACCATTAACAATGGCAGAGATATATTTAAATACTAATTCACCACTGAAGCACAA